ATCGGATACGCACCAAGTGACGCTACACCCGCGTCGATACTGCGCGATAACGCAGGGTAATTAATCTCTGGCAAGTCCAATAAAAAACTCACTCGCGCACCTGACAACTGCGCAGGTGGTGTCGTCACATTAGCGACCGCTGCATTAGCCAACAACACGAAATCGTCAGCCGCCGTAACCATCACAGTAGATAGCCGTTGGTTGTAGTCTAGGTCAATGTCAGTGATTCGACCCGTAAAGATGTGCTCGCCTTGCAGCGTAATTTCAACCTTTCTGCGTGGCTGCACACCCGATCGACCTGCCGTGTTGTCCCAATATGGCGAATCACTGTTTAGCGGATCGAATCGGCGGTCGTTGTTTAGCAGAATGATCGATGCGACACCCGCACGGTAAGATGCAAACTGGTCAGACCTGCCACGATCTGCCGACACTTGCTGTACATATGCGGTAATGTCCTCGCCTACTAGTTCCCCATCCAGCACATCAGTGCCGTTTAATGTGCTCGTTCCTAAAGTAAACTCATTGACGGGCATCCCAAGTGACATCAACACTTGCATGGTCTCGCCTGATGCGAGCGTAGTAGCCATCAGATGATCGCGGCAGTCGTAAATGGCAGGTAACCATTGCGCCGTTCGTACTGTTTCAACGCCCTGACAATTTGGTCGCCAACCGCTGCACCATCGACACCCATCCCAGCGTTCACAGTTAGGCTGATAGTCGTGCCGCCCATCCTGTCCATGCGGTCGAGCGGTATGACTGCTTCACTGCCTTTCTCCCCGATCATCGCGAGTGTCGGCTTGTTGACGATACCGCCACCAGCCATCATCAGACCACCCCAATTGAAGGTCATGCCTTTGAAAATGTCATCGATCTGTGTGGCGATCGATGCCACTGGTACCACAGGTGGCAATGCGCTGGCAGTGGCGAGACTGCTAGCGACAGCAGCATTACCACGTTTCACTATCTTCTTGCCGACAGCGCCGCGCACTGCTTGCAGTTTCTGCTCGGCTTCTCGCAGTGCGTCGATCGCGTCGGCTTGGTTGCGTACCGCCACAGTCACCGCATCAATAGCGTCGACTTCTTCTTGTTGCGCGTCTTGCAGTTCCTTCAGCGCGTCTCTATACGCGTCGCTGCCTTCTTTCGCGCCGTTTAGGATCTCATTCAGGTACGCTTGCGCGATCAATTGATATGCGGTTGCTTCGGTGGTGTCATCGATCGCATCAACGACACGCAATTTCGCAGTCTCTAGATCACGTTCCGCGTCAGCGATTTCTTCAGGTGTCGCAGCCTTGTCACGTTCAGCGGTCAGTTCCGCTTCTGCATCAGTCTGCGCGATCGCCGCCTCGGTGACACCAAGTTTCGCCTCAGCGAGTGCGATCTCCGCTTTACGTATCGCAGTTGGTGATGACAACGGATCTGCACGCAGATCGGCAAGTTCCTGTTCCGCTTCCGCCACACTGAACACCGATTCCTCGACCGCATATTTCGATTTTTCAACACCGCGCTCTGCCTCGGCGACATCAGCAGGGTCTGCTTTGATATCGCGTAACGCTTGCAGTTTCTTCTCGGCGTCAGTGACACCACGAATCGCATCCTGCTGTGCGATGTTCGCATCGCGTAGCCGTTTATTCGCCGACGTCATCTTGTCAGTGGCGTCTCTTGCTTCCTTGCTGGTGGTCGCGTAGCCTTTGGTCACTTGGTTGAATTTGGCTTGTGCATCAGTCACTTTTTGCACTGACGCGATCTGTGCCGCCCGTGCATCGGCTAGCGATCTCGCCGAATCACGCAGCGACCGTTCTGCGGCTGTCGAACTTTTCAACGCATCGATGTACTTCTTCAGTTTTTCGGTTGCCGTTTCAATGTTTTTGCTTGTCCCACCACCACCCGCACTCGTGCCTTTAATGTCTTTTAACACTTTTTCGGCTTTGCTAAGAGCGTCAAGTGCATCGGACAGTTCTTCGGGGTCGATCATTTCCCCAGCCATCGCTGACTTGCGCAGTTCGTTTACTTCGGCTTGCGATGTAGCAATATCGCGGGTTGCCAACGCAACAGATGTTAGCGCACTCAGAGTTTTAACAGTCGTGTTGCCTAACTGGTGTTCCTGTATGCGGAACTGGCGTAACTGTTCAGTGATTTCACCTAACGGTGCAACTGCGCCGCTCGCGGCATCTCCAATACGACCGAATGCCACTTCCCCGATATAGCCGATTTCATCTATGTCAGCACCAAAGAAATTGGCTGCTCTAATCAAAAAATTGATGCCCTTGATGATGATGTTGATGGCGCTGATCCACGCATTCACCCACTTCTCGAACATGCCAATCAAAAAGTTAAATATGGAGTTCAGCACAGTGCGCACAACTTCGAACTTCAGATAGAGCGCAACCAACGCGACAACCAACAGAACAATGCCTGCGACTATAAGCCCTATCGGGTTCGAGAGCATCGCCACATTGAGTTGAGTTTGTGCCACCGTTGCACCTACCAAAGATGTCCGCAGCAACGGCAAGACCACCGAAAGGATTGCGACCGTTGTCGTATATGCGATCGTTGCTGCTTTCACGGCGAGAAATAACGTGGTAACCGCTAGGATCGTGTTGCCGACCGCGCCCATGCGCGTGATGAAATTGGTGAAATCGCCGCCGACCATTTTAAGCGCAGCACCAAGCCCTTCGCTGCCAATAACTTTCGACAAGTTATCTACATACGGCACGAGTGTGCCGTTGATGAATGTCGCCAACCCGTTGATCGCTGGCACTAACAACCCACCGATGTCCTCAGCCATCTGCGAAAACCCGACTCGCATCTTGTCAGTCGAGTTCGCGGTTGCTTTCGCTGTGCCACCGACTTGTGTTTCGAGTGCTTTCAACACTTCGTCTTGCGCTTCCAACATCTTGCCAGATTCAACCAGCACCTTGATCTTCTCACGTTCGGCATCGGTGAATGTGATACCAGCACGCCGCAACGCGGTGATGCCTTTGATCGGGTCGTTCATCGCTTTGCCAAGTTGCGCCGCGTTCATGCTCGCCTCACCGAAACCCGATGCTGCGAGATCTAACGCCGCCATCGTCGCACGGTCGAAATTGCCACCAACATCGTCGGCAGTGATAGCCAATTCTTTAAATGTCAGCAACTTCGCTTGCGTCAATTTGATGGTGTTCGTATCAATGCCAGTTAGAAGTGCTTGTGATTCACCCAACTTAATCAGTCGCTGTGCGACGTTCTCAGTTTCACTGCCGAACAGACCCATCGATTTCGCGATCGTCTCGATACGCACGTTTGCTGTCTCCGCGCGTTCACCCGCCTTGCCAAGTTTCAGCGCAGCAAATGCGAGAACTCCGCCAGTGATCGCGCCAACTTTCGCTAGTTTCGCGAAGCCAGCGTTCACCGTTTGTAGCCCGAATGCCGCTTTTTGTCCGCTCGTTTTCAACCTGCCGAAATCTGCGATCGCTTTGTTGATACCAGCCGAGTTGAAAGTCGAGATGATGTTTACGCCTACAGCCATGTGCTACTTCCCTGCGTTCATGATGATGTTCTGTGTGACGATCTTGTCTGTCAACGCCACGACAGTGGCAACAGCGTGCTCGACCAGCGGCTGGTTGTTTTTCACTGCTTTAAACATGACACGTGACCGTGTGCCACCACCTGATGATCTGCCGCCGAATTTCGCATCTAGGTTACGCACGAAGATGTGGTTCGAGTGCCTACCTGCTTGCTCAAAAATCGCTGCACCTTCGTTGCTCGTTTCAATTCGCAAGATTTGCCGCGTCACCATTCCCTTGCCCGCTGTGCTTTTACGTGATGTTTTCGGCAGTTTCGGCTTCACACTAATAACAGCATACCCATAGTCGCGCGGGAAACGGGAAGGTGCTGCAGTACGACCGTCACCAACCCAATTGCGTAACGCGGCTTGGGGGAACTCAGCACCGACAACCAAAGCCAACGGCTTCGCGCCAGCCAACATCCCCCTGCTGAGTTGTATATACATCTCTCTGTCGTAATGGCGCAACTCTTTCAACGCGACATCGATCCCGTAGACATTCATTTGCACCGTCATCGGCTACCGCTTTCGTGTCGCGTTTTCTGCTCGTTTGCTACGCCACTGTACATACCCGATTATAGCATCCAACATTTCATCAGATTCTGCCAGTAACACGCTTGGCGCGATGTGCATCTCAGCCGCAACAGCAGCGATCATCCAGTGGGCGCTGTCTTCTCCAAAAAATCATCACCTACTGGCGACTCATCCTCGCGCACCGAAACTTCCTCAACCAGCCCGATCCACTCAGGGTCGAACGGCAGGCTGGTTTTGCGTGTCCGTTTCAACGCGTGATAGGCAAGCCACGCGATGTCAGTAAGCCGCATATCGGATTCCAGTTTCACGACAGAGCGATTCCAAGTGCGCTCGAATGCAACGAAATCTGCGAACCGTGCCGTGACATCGACACTTTCGCCGTCTTCCATCTTTACTGTCAGGTCGATCTTCATGTCAGTTTATGCAGTCGTTTTCACAAGTGTGCCGCCAGTGAACGATAGCGACGTCATCGCAACGTCACCAGTCGAACCTGATACGGGCGTGTGCGCCGCCAAAAACGTACCGCTCAAAGTGTAAAGCGGATTAGTCGCTGATGTGGCGGCTGATGTGGCTTTCACCGTGACAATGGTAGTCGTACCGACCAACGGGTAGATGGTTGCTTCAACGTTCGACGTAGAGAAATCTTGGAAGAGATCGACCGCGCACGAATTGTTCTGCAAACCACCAGCGAACACATGACCGACAGCACCCATCGCGGTGACTTCGACACTGTCGATCTCGAAATTGAGTTCCACCTTGTTCGACCTGTTACTTAGTTCCACCGCATTCACGGTGATCACGGCGTCTGTTAGTACGAATATAGCCATTGTTCTCTACTCCTTGTTATCTAGTTTGTCTACTGGTTTTACACTTGCCTGCGGTTTGATGTGTCCGCCTTCGATCAACGCGTCGATGTTCGCATCGGCAAGCGCGTCATCGGTGACGATGTCGCCGAGTTTGTGATCCGCTAATCGGTCACTTGTCACTTTGTAAGTCGTCATGTTTTTAGCCTACACCTTCCGCATGTTCGGGTCGTTCAACCGTGTACCGTGCACTCAAAGCGCACCGCAAGAAACTCGGCATCTGCTTGAGTCTCTGGTTGGATACGTGCACCAGTCGGCAGCAGTAGCGTGCTAACGATACCACCAAGCGTTGGATCTGCTTCGACTGCTGCGCGGATAGACTTGCTGCCACTATAAGACAGGTAATTGTCCAAATCGGCGAATGCCCGATCATCGGTGTACCTGCCAACGATCACAACGATCGACCACTCTGTGGTGACATTGCCACCACCCATCGCACGGTGGTAACTAATCGAGTTCAGAACAGGGTAGCCAACTGGCGGCTGTAATGAGTCGGGTTGTGATGCGAAAGTACGCAAACCCGATACGGTCGACAACGCAGTTTTCAAACCTGCGGCGATCGCGCCGACTGTAGCCGCCATCAGGCAATACCAAACTCGACATAAGGTGACAACAGATCACGCACATCTGGATCGACAGCGCGAACCGTTATCGCCATATCTGCGAAACCGACCACACCGAGTGCGGCGTTCAGACGTGCAAATTGACGGATCGACAATAGCACACAAGCCTGTTCGACGTCGGCAGGCACTGCCGCCCATCCCCATAGCGCGGTTACTTGTATCGGCGGCACAGCCTGCAGCACAGGCAACGGAAACGTCTCGCTGCCGACGATATACGCATTGCGGTAAGGTCGCGACTGCAACGCCGCATCAGTCGGCGTGAGTATGTAATCAGTGTTCAACACCAATGTCGTAGCGTATGTGCCATCTCCAGCGGTGTCAGTTTTGATAACCAACCCCGTGCCACTAGAAACGTCAGCAGGGAACGTGAGCAGATAAAGGCTATACGGGTTCATCGCCACCACAGATGACGCGGTTTGATAGAAGAACCGACCGCAATAACCATCAATGCGCCGTGATGCGCTTGTGATCGCGTTTTCAAGCAGCGTGTCGTCTGTGTCGTCTGCGATCCGCAGCGCGGCTTTGGCTTGCGCCAATGTGCAGTAGCCGTTGACGATCGCCACTACTGCCTGCGTTTTTGTGGTTTGACGCGTGTAGCGCGTTCTGCAGGTGGCTGAACTGCTGCCGTTTCATCTTGCCTAGTCATGTATTTGTGATCGAAGTCGAGTTCGCGCAGTTCGGCGTCGACGGCTTTAACACGTTCAACAAGACCACGCCGTTCGTATCCTGCGCGTTCTCTCAGTAGGCTCTCAATGTTCGGATTCATGCGCGCTTCTTTCAATTGGTGGTCGGCGTCGCCAGCCTGACACTGGCGACGTCGATCCCGTCATCTAGTCAGGATTAGAAGGCTGGCGTCACCAAACCTGTGCCAGTGATCTTGGCGAACGCGTTCGGATAGCGGTTGTGTGTGTAGGTGTTGTACCCGAACACGACCACTAGAATACCCAACGACGCTGCAGATGTCTGGTCGAATCGCAACATCAGCGGCGAATTGGCTGCTTCCCACAAGTGCGCTTCTGAAGAAACGCCGATGTAGATGGTGTCTTGATTCGTGCCTACGCCTGTGTTCGTAAGAACATTCGCGTCAGTGATAATTGGCAAGCCCATCATCTGATACCCGCTGTTGCCGTAGATCGCGCTGCCGCTGCCTGTCGCGACTGCGTTCATCGCGTATGGTGTTGGCACTGCAAGTGGTCGGCTCTGTCCATCTACTGCCGCCAAGAGAAACGCTAGACGACGTGGATGCATCAGGATGTAATCGGGGTTGCCGAAGTAAGCAGTTTGTATTTGCTGCACTGCGTCTGCAACTTTCGGGTACATCTCGGCAACGGTTGGTGACGCGTCGGTGTAAGACACGGTGATCCCCGCAACGGAAGTGAGATCGGCGACCGTAGCGGCGTCGAGTGTGGTGTGATATGAGCGCACCAGATCTTCCATGACGATCTGGTCGATGCCAGTGCCACGATCGATCGCTTGACGCGACACTGTTTGCTGACCTGCAACGGTAAACACGTTCAGTGTCAACAGCGTGTCATCCATGTTGGTTTCAGACACGCCAGCGTTCTCGCTCTGTGCTGCGGTGGTTGAACCAGTCGTGACCTTGCTGATGTTCAAAGTCATCCCTGAATCTGGAAGCGGATGCTTGCGCATGATGTCAGCGTATGGGCGACCAGCACGAGCCAAAGGCGCGGCGAGATCGGTGAGGTACTGCGGAACTACAAGACCCGCGAAAGCACCTGTGCCTACTGCACGACGTTCGATCCGTTCCTCAGTCATGTGGCGCGTGATGCGCTGCGATGCATCGGCATCGGCTTGGAACTGCGAAGCGTACGCGTCGG